ATCTGAAGAAGGACAAATCAAAGGCGTGGCTCAAGGCAACTACGATGAGATGGCAACTTGGGCGAACGAGAATTTACCACAAGAAGAAATCGATGCTTTTGATGAGGCGGTCACGGGTGGTACAATTTCGCAAGCTAAGTTAGCAGTCCAAGGACTTTATGCTCGTTACCAGAATGAAGTAGGTGCGAAGCCTAAACTCACACAGGGAGCAGTCAATGGTGCATCTACTATGCCTTTTCGTTCTATGCAAGAGCTTGCACGTGCTCAATCTGATCCGCGGTATAAGAGTGGCGATAAAGCGTACCACGAAGAGATTGACAGACGTTTGCAAGTAAGTAGTATTTAGTTGTTCATTCATATATAGGTAGAGTTCCCCTAGTGTTGGTTTATTGGTTTGCTGACACTAGGGGTTTTTCGTTATGTTTAAGAACATGGCAACAGAATTAGGAGATAACGTACAGGTAAAAGCCAACCTTGCGTTCATGGCTAAAGTGATAGCTATAGTCGGAACGTGTGTGTGGGGATACTCTGTGGTGTGGAATAAGCTGATGGTACTGGATAGTAGCTTAGACCGTGTACAGCATGAGGGTACGTTATTGGGAGACTTGTCAGCCCGGATGATGCACCTTGAGAAGTTTGCAGAACAATCTAAAGCAGACCTCGATCATCTGTTAGAAATGCAAGACCAACCTATAACATCTGACTATCAACAGTTTGAGCGGTTGCGGTATCTTGAAAAAGAATTAGACAGATTGCGTATCAAAATGGATGATTATGATTAACAAAGGACAGTGAAAAGATGGGTGAGTTACTTATGTTATTTATCACGGGCGGTGGTAGCACTGCTATGGGGGCGATTCTTAAAGGCGTTTTTGGATATGTCTTTGAAGCCAAAGCACAAAAGCATGATCTTGAAATGGCGAGAGAGGCTCGTGCGAATGATAATTTCCTTAGACTACAAACTGAAATCTCTAAAGGAGGTAATGGCGAATTTGTTTCTTTTACTCGTCGTTGTCTTGCTATTATCGGGGTGTCTACACTCTGTACTTGTATCATCCTCTGTACCCTCTATCCCCAAGCAGAAATCGTCACCTTTACAAATGCAGACGGAGAAGGTGTCAACGAGTTCTTGTTCGGACTCATCAGTTTCCAAGCCAACCAAACACCAATCACCATCTCTTCTGGACACATCAGCCTTATGGGATGTACGGTAATATTGCCTTGTATCCTTGGTTTTTACTTTGGTCCGAGTGGTCGAAGGGGTTGACAGTCAAGCATTTTTCCGCTTTACTAATAAATAAATTTAATCGACAACTAGCAACAACTAGTCCCTCGACCCGCTGCGGCGGACAATCCTGTGAAGACGAAAGAAGTGAAAGTCAAACGGTAATCATAATCACACATTCACACAATTAACATAGGAGATCATATATTATGGCAAATGGAGATACATCCCCAAGTCGTGTAGGTCAGGTCAATTCGGCTGGCAATACTGATGCCTTGTTTCTTAAAAAGTTCAGCGGAGAAATTCTGCAGACCTTTGAAGAGAGCAACGTATTTAAGCCTCTACACACAATCAGAACTATCGAAAGTGGTAAGTCTGCACAGTTCCCAGTAACTGGCATCGCTTCCGCTTCGTACCACACTCCCGGCGAAAACATTGCCGACGGTGACAACAGCTACCTCAGCGACATCAAGAAAGCTGAACAAATCATCAACATCGATAAGATGCTTGTTGCTTCTACTTTCTTGGCTAACATCGACGACGTAAAGAATCACTACGACATCCGCAGCGTTTACGCTAACGAGTTGGGTAAAGCTCTTGCCGTCCGTTTCGATACTGCTCTTGCTAAAGTATTCTTGGCTGCTGCTCGTGCTTCGGCTGTTGTAACTGGCGGTAAAGTTGGAGGCATCCTTGATGTTTCTGCTAACGCAATGGGAACAGGTGCTGACTCAGCTGATGACGCTGACAACACCGATCCTACAGGTGCAGAATTAACTGCTGCTTTGTTCACTGCTGCTCAGAAGCTTGACGAAAATGACGTTCCTAGTGACGGTCGTTTTGCTGTCATTCGTCCTCAAGAGTACTACAAGTTAATCACTGGCGGTGCCGGTGCATTGGCTATCTCTACTTCTGCTGTCAATAAAGACGTCGGAGGTTTAGGAAGTATTGCTTCTGGATCAATTCCACAAGTTGCAGGTATTACTATCTACAAGTCCAACCACATTCCATCCACTGATCTCAGTGCAGATGCTACTGGAGACGGTTCATCTAACAATGATGTATTCGGAGTTAATGGAGAAGGATACAACGGAAACTTCACTAATACTCTTGGTATTGTTGGACACTCCGCTGCTGTTGGTACTGTAAAACTTCTCGACTTGGCTACTGAGTCTGAATATCAGATTGAGCGTCAAGGAACGTTGTTCGTTGCAAAATACGCTATGGGTCACGGAGTTCTCCGTCCTGAGTGTTGCATCGAGTTACAGAAGTAACATTGTTTCTCTCGGTGTTGGGGAGGTCTGGATTCGTTCCGCTCCCCTCCACTGAGTATTTTTATATATATTTATCATTACATAAGCTATGGCACTGACGACGAAACTGGAAGCTATCAACACGATGATTAGTGTCATCGGAGAATCACCCGTCAATACGATCACAGGTACAAGTTTACCGATCACAGCTATACAAGCCATATCTACATTAAATGAAACAAGCAGAGCCGTACAGTCGGAGGGTTGGCACTGCAATACAGAATATGATTTTGAACTTACTCCTGATAGCAATACCAGTAAGATCACACTCCCCGACAACACTTTGAAGTTTGACCTCGATCCTTTGTTATATACAGACACAGACCCTGTGCAACGTGGATTAAAACTTTACGATAGAAAGAACCATACTGAGGTGTGGGCAAAGAGCGTAAAGGGAATCATAACTTTTGAATTGGAATTTGAAGACTTACCAGAACAAATCAGACATTATGTCACGGTAAAGTCAGCCAGGATTTTCGCTAATCGATTCATCGGTAATCGTGAGATTGAAGGATTTACTTTGAGAGAGGAAGTAGAAGCGAAAGCCCGTGCTATTGATAGCGACTCAGAGAACGCTGATCGTACTATCTTTGATGACTACAGCGTACTTAGAGTTTTAGATAGATAGTAGATATGCCTCTGTTAGTAACAAGCGTACCGAACCTCGCACAAGGGGTATCACAACAACCTGACAATCTTCGTTATCCCGGACAGTGTGACGAACAAATAAATGCTTGGTCAACTGTTGTGGAAGGCTTAGTAAAGCGTCCGAACACAAGATGGGTAAATGAGTTTAATAGCAGTGCAGTCAGTGATAGCGATAAGTTATTCACACACTTCGTAAAGAGGGATGAGCAAAACAAGTACTGTGTGCAGGTATCGTTGGGTGGAGTAGGTGTTATTGATTTAGATACAGGTAGTAATATAACAGTAGAGACTACATCTATTGCACAGAGTTATCTCAGCTTGGGCGGATCAGCCAGTACGGCAGTAACAAACCCACTGAAAGACCTACGAGCTTTAACAGTAGCTGACTATACATTCCTAGTTAATAAGAACATGGTGGTCGAGAAGAACGCTAACAAGTTAAGTGCTGTTCCTGATAAGGAAGCGTTAATAAGTGTAAAGTTAGGAGACTACGAGAAAGCTTACAGTGTATATATAAATGATAAATTAGTGCCTTTAGCCTCTACTATTTCCACTAATCCGCATTCATATACACACCACAGTCACCAACCAGCTACATATATTAGTGGACCTAGTTCTGGAACAGGTGCTGGTAAATATGCTGATACAGAATACATAGCAAAAGACTTATACGAATGTATAACGGAAGAGTTCGGCACTACTGCAAACACAACAGGTATATCTGCTGTTAATATTACAGCTAGTACAGGCACAGGTTGGTTTCAAAATTTACAAACAAGTTCTGCGTTGTTGGGTATAGACTTTAATGATTATTTATTAAGTAAACCAAAGAAAGTAGAATTTAAAGTAAGCCAAACTGTAGGGGGAGTCGTGAATGAATCTGCTTACGGCACTGCTGACTTCGATGATAACGGTGTCATTACTAGTGCTCAAATAGTGAATAATGGAACCAATTATAATACCGATCAAGTCACTTATCCTATTACTGTTACTTTTTATAGTGCGGTTATATGGTTTCACAGTGGGTGGAGGACTTTAGATAATTTTGTTATTATCAACGAAGTTTACAGCACGCCTCCAACACAACCTACATACACGGTATCTACACAAACATTTGACCCTTTTACAGTTGAGCGTGAAGGTTCTGTTATAAAAGTAAGACCGGGAGATAGAGAATTTCGTATACGAGTCGAAGACGGTCTAGCTAATCAAGGACTCGGTCTAGCATATAAAGAGGTAGATAGTATTGTTGATCTTCCAAAGAGTTGTTTTAATAACTTCACGATAAAAATAAAGGGAGACGCTGACATAGACCAAGACGATTACTACGTAAGGTTTAAAGTAAAGGACGGTTCTAACTTCGGAGAAGGATCGTGGATAGAAACTGTAGGGTGGAAGAAGGATGAGAGTGAGACAGAGGTATTACAGTCTATCGAAACTAATCTTGAATACAGGACGATGCCCCTCACTCTTGTTAGACTAGCCAATGGAAACTTCAAGCTACAATCACCAGAGGAAGATCAGTTTGATACAGTAGAAGCCCCGAATGAAGTAGGATGGCGTAGCAGACAAGCGGGTGACGACTTCACTAATCCCTTTCCATCTTTTGTAGGCAGTACAATCAACGATGTATTTTTCTTTAAGAACCGTTTAGGATTCCTTACGGACACTGCTGTTATATTTAGTGAAGCAGATGAATACTTTAACTTCTTCCGTACAACCACACAACAACTACTAGACAGTGCACCGATAGATGTAGGACTCAGCCATACAAAGGTAGCTGTTCTTCAACACGCATTGCCGTTCCAAGAGAAGTTGATGTTATTCAGTAAGCAATCACAGTTTGTACTTAGAGGAGCAGACATATTAAGTCCTAAGACGGTAGCCATATCTCCTGTTACTGAGTACGATATAACAGATGGTATTGCTCCATTAGCTCTAGGTAGTTATATATACTTCCCATTTAATAGAGGCCAATATGAAGGAGTGTTTGAATACTTTGTAGATAACAACACGGAAGTATTTGAAGCTGAAGAGATAACATCACAAGTACCTAAGTACATACCATCTGATATACGAGCTATGGCGGGATCAGCTTCTGAGTCTATGGTGGTGTTGCAAAATGCTACAGACTTAAAGACGTTGTATGTATATAAATATTTCTGGAGTGGTAAGGAAAAGATACAGAGTGCTTGGCAGAAGTGGACATTTGACGATAACATTACAGGGTTCGACTTTATAGACAGTACTTTATACTTGATACTTAATGGTCAGCAGTTGGTAGAGATGCCAGTTGAGAACGCTCTGACAGATACAGGATTAGACTATACATTGTTATTAGATAACAGAGTGGACGGTACAGTACCGGGTGTCTTCTACAACTCACAAACTAATAAGACCTCCATAACTGGTATACCATTCAGTACGACTACAGAGAATACTACTGTATTTACTAAGGGTGGATCAGAACGTGTAGCCACTGCATTAACTAGTAGCTCTGTTGAGATCGATGGTTTCTTAGCTAGTTATGTTACACACAGTAATACAATCTATAAATGTGTAGAGACCCATACATCTTCAGCTTCTGATACACCTGGAATAAGTGCGAAGTGGTCAGCATCTACTGACGTTCCTTCCGCTCCCGCTTGGTCTGACGGTGGTGTGTTGTACAATAAGGATGACTACTTTGTAGTGGGTAAGCCGTACAATATGTTGTACAGGTTCTCTAACCAGGCACTCAAACAACCTACGGAAAGAGGAGGAAAGTCAGCTTCTGATTATACCTTCCAAAACATTCGTAACGGAAGTATTGAATATGCAGATAGCGGACACTTTACCGTAGAAGTAACTCCTAGATTCAGAGATACATACAGCTATGTATACAATCCTACTTTGTTATCTTCTATATCTACTCTTGATCGGTTTACCCCGGAGAGTGGACACTTTAGATTTGGTGTACAATGCAGACCAGAAGAAGCGACTATTGAAGTTAAGAGTAGTTCAGCCTTGCCAGTTAAGTTATTAGCGGCAGAGTTTGAATCAATGGTAGCGTCAAGGAGTAGAAGATATGGAGCTTAGGATAGAAGATGCACAACCTGATATTGATGCTGTTGATCTGTACGAAGACTTACGGGAGGAAGATATGTTAGAGATACTCGGACTTAGTACTCACCCGAAAGATGCTGTTATTATGTCTTACGCTACATCAAGCAAATGCTACAGTGTAAAGGATGAGTATAACAATCTATACTGTTCTTTTGGAGTGGCCCATATAAACGGTACGAATATCGGAAGTGCTTGGTTATTAGGTACTCGACGATTACCAAAGATTAAAAAGTTCTTTATGAAGCACTCAAAGGAGCGGATGATGGGACTGTTAGATGGTTTTGATTACCTCACTAACTTTGTTATGAAGAGTAACACGTTGAGTTATAGGTGGTTGAAGTGGTTAGGTGCTGAGTTTAACGATTGTCACTTGGACGGCTATATGTCATTTATATTAGAAAGGAAGTAATTATATGTGTTTTCCAGCAATAGGTGCGGCAATGTTAGGTTTCGGTTCAGCTGGTGCAGCGACTGCTGCTACTGGTGTCACCGCTACGGGTTTAGGCATAATGGCGGGTACAACAGCTTTAGGAGTTGCTACTCCGATAGTCAGTGCAGTTGGTCAGCGTAAGCAAGCAAAACAGCAGATAGAGTTTCAAAAACAATCTCAACAAGCTGCTATCAAAAAACAACAGTTTCAAGCAACAGCTGCTAACTTAGAATTTCAACAAAAAAGAGAAGCACTAGCACAACAAAAAGAGCAGATAGCTAAAACTTTTAGAAGGGCTGAATCTACAGAAAGAGCTAAAGGTGCTGTGGCTCAATCGGTTGCTATAAGCAATGAACTTAAAAGACAGCTTGGAACGCAATACAATAGACTAGGCGAGCAGCAAGGATTGTATGAATTACAACACAGTTTAGGAGTTCAACAAATGGGGTTAGCAGGTGAGCAAGAGTTGTTATCACTCAGTCAACCAGTACAAACACAAAGCCCATTAGTTACTACATTGAGTGCGTTAAGCGGTGGGTTGCAGGGTATGGATACTGGTATGAGGTTTGCACAATATACTAGACCTAGGCAAAACGTATCAATAAAAACAACAGAATAATATGTCTGAACTTCTACAATTAAGACCCATACAACCTGTTGATCTTCCAGGGTTTCAGTACAGTATAGCTAGGCCCCAAGCGGGTAGGAATAAATACCAAGACCTAGCGGATGTTTTATCACAGATTAATCCAGCTCTTGCACAGTTTGGTAGGATAGGTGCAGCTAAACAACAGCTGATACAACAAGAAGAAGAAAAGAGGCGTAAGGAAGACGAAGCACAAGTACAAGCTGGTAGAGAAGCGGTTTATTTTGGGGGCGATCCTATATCCGACGGTTTAAAGAAAGTATCACGTAAAGCTGTAGAGAGCGGTCAATTATTAGATAAAGATAACGCAGCTTTTCAGATAGGAGCATTACAAGCACAAGGAGTCACCGCTGTTAAAGGCCCTTACCGTGATATGTTATATAGTCAGGTCAATACCCTCGAAGGTGACATTGGAGAATTTATTGAGCAGACAAGGCTGGAGTTTATAAAACAACCAGAGTTCGCTAATCCTTCTGTTCGTTCTTTTGCTTTTGAAGAATTTAATAAAGTAGAGGACGAGTTTCGTAATGATGTTGAAAAAATAAGAGACGCTGCAAATACAGAGACATTTAAAAGAGCTTGGTTAGAATTAGGCAGACCTGTAGTTAACGGTATTATATCAGGAGAATTAGATGTTAATGATCCAAATATGATTGGGTGGTTGAATCACTCTGCTGGTGTGTTTAAGGGTTCACAAGAATACGCATGGACTAACTTAATTAAAGAACAGTTAAGGGAAGGTTTATCTAAAGAACCGGGAGAGGTTGGTAGTATATCACCTAATCAAGTTGATAGTTTTTTAGATAAGTTACGCACTTTAGATTTAGGTGGCGGTGTTAAGTTTGCTGATGCTGAAGTAGGGAACGCCATAACATCTTTCTACGACTCTACTGAGAATATCAGAATAAAGTGGGAGAATAATAAAAATAAACAATTAAATGAAAACTACGAAACAAAAAAAGGTTTAGCGGTTGATTTATTATTAAAATCTATGGGAGATGGTCCAACTGTTACAGCAAGCGAAGCGTCTGAAATTAGGGATGTTTTCTTAGCGAGTGTTCCGCCGACCCAAAAGCAAAAAGGTTTAAGCGACTTTAATGATATATTAAAAAATATTAATAAACCCACCGACGATATGTCTTCCTTGGTTGTAGGTAATATCGAAACAAACATAGCAGAAGGGGAAGACTTAACGAAGACTGTAACAGAAGTAAATAATCTATTCCGAGGAGGATCAATAACAGCTACGCAGCGTTTGAATTTATTAGATAAAATTGATAAGGAAAGAGATTTCGACCAACTAGTTTATAAAACCGAAGGGGTGAGGAAGTTATCCGAAGGTTATGAAAATGTCATAACAGGTTTCAATACAACTAGAATAGGTAAAGCCACTTACGAAGAGGGGTATTTTACCCAACTAGGAGTGCCTAGCGATATGGAGGCTAATGATAAAAAGGATGTAACAAACGGTAGTGTGTATAATCAAATACTACTTAAAACAGGGAGTGAATACGCTTCTAAACGTTTTGTTAATAGTAGGTACTATGCTTTTAATAAAGACTTTAAACAGGCTAATCTTTTAAAGTTTAAAGAATATGAAGCCGATCCCCAGACTAGCCCACAAGAAGCCGCTAATAAAGTATTAGAGGAAATGCAAGAAACAGCTAGAAGTGTGTTTAAAGATTGGGAAAAAGAATCCATCGAAGAAGCTAAAAGATTGTATAAGATTGAAATTTTCACTACAGGAGAAGAACTACAACAAGCATTCCCCGAAGACCTTTAAATAAAAATGGATAAGGAAAAAGAAATTAAGCCGTTGATGCGTTCTACCTACAAAGGTTTGGACTCTGCTGATCCTGAAACTAAACTCACTCAAGAACAAGTTGAGCAAGGTATAGAGCAGTTTAAGGGAGATGTTAAAAGCTATTTAGACTCAGAGGAAGAACGAATTGTAAGTGATATAAAAACACAAAAACCCGTTCCATCGTTAACTAGAGTGGAAGAAATCGAAGCTACACCTGAAGGCACTTTACCTACTAGACCTAGGCCGGGAGCATACACACCATCAACACCTCAAGTTGAAATACCTACTACATTACCAGAGCACGGAATAAAGTCACTATATACAAATGAAGAAAGAATCCTAGAAAGAGCTACACAGATAACTGGATTACCTCCTGAAAGCCCCGCTAATCATCAAATAGCAAACGTACTTGCTCAAGGCGATCCATTCTCTGCGTCTTCTATGGAGAAGGCTAAGGAAGAAACAATGAAACTTGTTCGAGCTGGTTTGATACCTAATCCTAATTACGACGGGTTTGATGCTGAAGTAGCAGAGTTCGTTGATTGGGCTAATCCAATGGCTGTTGAAATAATCGGAACTTTAGGAACAGGTATCGTTACTTCTCCTCTACTACTTTCTCCAGAGCCTGTAACTAAAGCGACTTGGTTCGGTTTAAATGCTTCCTCAAGTGCGTTTTGGAATATGGTTGCTCAACAAATGGAAATAGGGTCAGGCGTTAGAGAGGAAACGAATTGGTCTGAGGTTTTCGCTTCTGGTGCTTTAGGTGCTGTACCTGCAATTAAGACTGGCGTAGGACTATCTAAGGCAGGTGTGATAGGAGTAAGAGCAGCGGAGGGAGCTGGTTTAGGTATAGGTTACGAAGGTCTTCGGTTAGGATTTGCTGCTCTTTATGGGGAGGATTTAGATTTTAGTGTAGCTGGGCTTGCTGCTGCACCTATTTTAGGTGCTACTATAGGAGGGACTTTAGGTAGGTTAGAGAAGTCTCTTGTTATATATAAGGATAATTCATCAGCTCAAGGAGCTTCTGTTTTGCGTAAAGTGATTACGGACGAGTTGAAACAAGTTAAAAAGGAATTACAACGTACTGAGAAAAAAGGAGGAGTTAATAAAACTGCTCGTACTAAAATTGAAAAACTAGAGTCTCAGTTACAAGAGTTAATACCTAACGAAGAGAAAGTACTGCAACGAGCTATTGATACTTTGGAGCAAGCTGAACAAAAACAAATGGAGGCGGTAGCTAAAGTTGCCGAAGAGTTTAAGAAGACAGAGGCGTTTAAGTTATTTCAAGAAGTAGATGTACAAGGCGAAGCACCTACGGTTAAAGTTGACCGAGAAGATGTAGGTCCGTTATCTGAGGAAGATTTTGATGAACTTAAAGAAGTAACAGCTTCCGAGCAACAAGCTAGAGGAATATTAGATGACTTTCTATCTGGTGGAGGCACTCGTGAAGTTGATCCTGTAACAGGGAAGGTTCTTGATTCTCACGACGAAGTAAAGGCTAGGTTGTTAACTGATGATACAGAGAAGCAAAGACTTATTAACAGTGTTACTTCAGCTATTAACGATGACTTAAAAAAGGTTAAAGGCGGACGAGTTGGTAAGTTAGAATACTTAGCTAAAGTACAAAATGAACTTGATAGAAGACTTGGAGTAAAAGCTAGTCAAGAATTAGCTATCGTTATGAATGCCGCCCAAGTAGCAGATAACGCTGAAGTAGCAGATACTATAAGTAAACTAGGCATACACATGGCGGCTAATGGTGCTGTTATGGTAAGGGGCTACGACGACTTACTTAAGTTATTAACTGAAGCAGATTTAAACGATCCTAACATAATTAATGACGCTACCACTAGTATCTTAAAACTAATACCACAACAGTTAGCTTGGAAGAAGGCAGGAGCGGAATCTGGTAGGTTGTTGCAATCTAGGAAGTACACTAAAGATGTACTAGATGTTAAACAAAAAGAAGTACTTGAAGGATTAGAAGGTAAATTAGTAAGTGATTTAGATGAAGCTAAGAATCTAACAGACGAACAACTTCAAGAACAGTTAAAGACTTTTGGGGACATACAGGTTGTAAGGAAACTTCTTAAAACTATACAACAAGCAGAGGATACTTCAGAGGTTCATAAAATACTTACTGAACAACAAAAAGCATTTCAAAATACTTGGAAGAATACTGCTAAAAAATATTTATCAAAGCCTTACGAACCTGATGAAACAGGAGGTAGTTCTACGTATACTAAAGCAAGAGATATGGGTTCGGATGTACTTTACGCCTCTATGCTTAGTAGTCCTGTAACTCACGCTAAAGTTCTTATATCTAACACTATTATGTCAAAGTATAATGCTTTAAATGGATGGGTGGGTTCTAGATTTATGGCTACATTACCTTGGACAACAGAAGGTATAACGAAAGACGAATGGAAAAGAGCGGGTGATTTTTGGAGTAAAACCGCAACTAATTTTAGTACTTATGGAGCTATAGTTCATAAAGAGGCTATGAAAGTGTTAAAGTCTGGTGATTCGGATTTGAGGTCACATTTTGAAAGAGCGGGAAATTCGTCTTGGTCAATGGAGCGTACAGGAATGTCTGGAGCTTTAGGTGCTACTTTTGAAAACATAGGTAGGCACGTTGATTTACCCGGAAAAGGTTTAGCTTCTTTAGATGTAAGAACTAGATTAAACGTAGCACACGCCATGACTCACGCTAAAGCTGAGGTTGATTATCAAAAGGCTGTGGCTTCAGGTGAAAGCGTAGGCACATTTAGGCAATATTACGATAACTTTGTAAGTAAAGTATTTACCGAGTCAAAAGGTAAGTTAATGACTGAAGATCAAGTAAGAAGGAAAGCTGTGTTAATGGCGGAGAAAGAAGGGGTGGCTCCAGAAAACTTAGCTTCTTATATGGATAATTTTGTTAAGAATAATTGGGATAAAGATACAAGTGCGTTCGTTGATTATGTTCAAAGAAATTTAAAAGAAATAACATTTACTGAGGAAATGGGTGAGTTTGCTGATCCAAACTTGTTAGAAAAAGGTAACTATTATTTAGAGCAATTCTTAAGAACATACCCCGCTTTACAAGTTGTACTGAATCCTTTCATGCGTACAGGACGAAACATACAAAGAGGTGCAGCAGCTGTAACTAGCCCTTTAAAAACTCTTACTGCGGCTATTGATAAAATACCATTAGTTAACAGAACGCCTTTAATTAAGGATGTTCCTAGATTAGCGGAAAAGCTTTGGACTAAAACAACTAAAGACTTAGCAAGTGATGACCCCATAATATCCGCTAGAGCTAGAGGACAACAGATAACAAGTATAGGTATATTAACTACAGCGTGGGGGCTTGCTGAGGGGATACCCGGAGTCGCTGAATTCGTAGGGACGGAAAGCCAAGATTGGAAAATGAAGAAAGCTATCAAAGCTGCTACAGGTATGCCTGAGTACACATTAAGAATAGCTGACGTAACCAGACCGGGTAAACAAAAAGCTATAAGCCTAGCAGCACTTGAACCATTTAATACTGTAATGAGTATAGTAGCTGATATGAAAAGTTTAAGTAACGGTACAGTAGCACAACGAGAGGAAGCGAGGAATTTATTTGAATCAGCTGTATTAGCTCTATCAAATAATTTAACGAATAAATCCTACTATAAAAACTTAGGGGATGCGATGAAGTTAGTAACAGAAGCAACTAGCGATAAAGAAGCTCAAGCAGCTCAAGCATTTAGGTTATTAAAAGGTATGGCGGGTAGTGTAATACCTTCAGTTCAAAATTCTGTAAACTATATGTCTGATGATGTTATTCGTGAAAATAATTCTATTTTACAAGTAATAGCTAGGCGTATGAATGGTTTATCTAAAGCCGTCCCTCCAATGCGTGATATATTCGGAGACATAGAACTTAGAGGTTTTAGTGATAAGAGAGGTGCTGGAGTTAATGTTTGGTCACCGTTCGGTGTTTACAATCAAAAGGGCGATATAGATCAATATGTTGAGGTTGATGAAGTAACAGGATTTAGGACATTAAAAATACCTAAAATAACTAAGTCAACAGTAGCAACTGAACTACGTAAAAAAGGTAAAAAGGATGCAACAGAAAACGATATAGAACTAGCTTATCAAGCTAAGATTAGAGAAGCTGCTTACGCTACTATTATCGAACTAGGTATTGCTCCTCATTTCAACGCAGGGACCACTAAATGGAACGGTATAGATTTACAGGAGATAATACACCCAGATACTCAACAAGATGCGTTTGATAGGTGGCAGGAGATTACTAATGAAATGAAATTAAATTCTATGTCGTTGCCTTCTAGGAATGGTAAGACTTTGAAGGAAACTATTGTGGCTTTAGCTAGTGGTAAAAGTGTACCAGCTTATGGTGTTTTTGACAAAAGAGTTAGACGTGCTCCTAAGACGGCTCTACCTGAAGGAACTGCACAGGAGGACACTGAAAGAATAAGCACAATTAAAGCTGTATTTAGGCAGTTTAGAAATGAAGCTTTAGAAAAGTTAAAGAAAGAGTTTCCTATATTAGAAGAACAGAGAGAAGCCGTAGAAGTCTTTGAAGAAAAATTAGATAGACCATTAAGAAGTCCACAACATTTAGAAGCTAGGCGTAAGTTTGAGCTTGAGGTATCCGAGCAAAAGTTCCCAGAAGAAAAATATAAAGAACAACAAGTGCCATCTAAACTAGAGGAATTAATGTTACCGTTCAGAAGAAACTAACTTGCTCTTCTCTCTCAATAATTAATAATATATATCATCATGGCTAACACCTACGTAGACTATACAGGTAACGGTTCAACGACCGACTTTAACTTTTCATTTCCATACATCAAAACTTCACACGTTGCTGTAGAAGTGAACGACGGACAAGGAGCGGGCGGCACGAACCAATGGGTACGCAAGACGTTGACCACTGATTACTCAGTTCAAACATCTCCCAATACATTCGTCAGATTTGTTACGGCTCCAGCTTCCAACGTTAAAGTACGAGTGCTGAGAGACAGTGACGCTAATGAAGGCATCGTAGACTTCGCTAACGGTTCGGTACTTACAGAGACAGAACTTGATAACTCCTACCAACATAATCGTTACCTTGCAGAAGAAGCAGAAGAAGGCAACACTGGAGGTGCGTTAACAAAGCGAGGAACTGAACATTACAACGCTGATGGATTGAAGCTTGAGAACGTTGCTGATCCAGACTCTGATGATGACGCAGTAAATAAAGGATATGCAGACACACGTTATGTAGATGCTGCCGGGGATACGATGAGTGGTGACTTAAACATGGGCAGTAATAAGATTACTAACTTAGCTGACCCAACTGTCGATGCAGATGTTGCTAATAAGAACTATGTAGACGATACAATCACTACTTCTTTAGCGACAGGTTCTCCTCCTCCCGGTGTCCAGCTCGCTACTGATCAGATAGAAGACGACGCTATCACTTACGCAAAGTTACAAAACGTATCAGCTAACAATGTATTGATCGGTAACGATAATGGTGTGGGTGTTGATGCTCAAGAACTTACAGCAAATGAAGCTCGTACCTTGCTAAATGTAGCAGACGGTGCGACCGCTAACGATAGTGACGCTAACTTAAAAGATAGAGCAAATCATACAGGCACACAAACAGCAGCAACTATTTCAGACTTTGATACAGAGGTAGCTAACAACTCAGCCGTAGCTGCTAACACTGCAAAGATAAGTTATACGGACGCTGCGGCTGTAGCCCTGAACACTGCAAAGGTGTCGAATGCTACCCACACTGGAGACGCTACGGGGGATACTGCTCTTACTCTTGCTACCGTTAATAGTAATGTAGGTTCGTTTACTAACGCTGATATAACAGTTAACGCTAAAGGATTAGTAACAGCGGCAAGTAGTGGTACGGGAGGTGCTGCTGGTACTCCTAATTGGAGTAGTGGGTGGGTAAATACTGACGGCACTACAGCTGTGGCTAACGGGGCTACTCTAACTTTTACTCATAACTTAGGAACAACAAATGTTAACTGGAGTATGTACGCAAATGCTAGTGCATCCGATAGCGGGGCGGCTTCTATTCACGGTCACGATGTTTTTACGAGCGGTAGGTTTGGTGCATTAGTTAAGGATTTAACAAGTAATACAATTACATTTGAGTTGGCGGCTAACGGATATTCAACAGCTAACGGATCAGGTGCGACTATCACCGAAAGTTTCGCAGGGGATTATGTTAAAGTAGTAGTAAGTGCTAGTGCGACTGTGGGTGCTGTTTCTAAATACAATAGTGGATGGGTAACAACTGACGGTACTACTTCTGTGGCTAATGGTGCTACTCTATCTTTCACTCATAGCTTAGGTTCGGATAATTTAATATTTGAAGTGTTTGCTAGAGATACAAGTGGAGGTACGAACTCTGTGAGAATAGATGTTCAAGACGGAAATAGCGGAGCTTATTACGGTGCTCAAGTAAAAGATATATCAACAAATACAGTTACAATTCAAATAGCGGCAAGCGGTCTTACTAAGTTTAATAGTAGCGGGGTAGCTGTAGTTACTAATTGGAACACTCAACAGATCAAGGTCGTAGTAATCGGATGATCGACTCTATCTCAGACTTACTTAACACCGCTCTCGTCATTGCTATAAGTGTAGTGGGGTGGATTATTAAACGTGTTATTGAACGCTTAGACATTGGTGATAAACGACTTACAAAGATAGAGGTAGAACTTGCCACTCAACGAGAACGAGATGCTGCCGTAGAAAGTAGAATAGGTAAAGTGGAAACTGCAATACAAGAGATGCACGGAAAGCTTGACCGCATGATGGAAATATTAATGAGGAAATAGATATGCCAAAAGGATTATACGCAAACATAAATAAACGTAAGAGCTTAGGCATTAGCCGTAGCAAGAAGAAGTCAACGATATCACCTAAAGCGTACGCTAATATGAAGCGTGGGTTTCCTAAAAGTAAGTAATGGCTGAAAAGAAGAAGATGACAGGTTGCAAGCGTCGTGGGCTTGCTATAAATAAACCACGAAGAATACGTAAAGGTGAACCCGGATACGGTAAAAAGAAGTTTGTTGTGTGTGCTAAAGAAGGCAGCAAGCATCGAATAATCCGTTTCGGAGACGCTAAGATGACTATTAAGAAAAGTGATCCAGCCCGTCGTCGTTCTTTTAGAGCTAGACATAAATGCGACCAAAAGAAATCAAAGCTTACAGCGGGTTACTGGTCATGTAAAAAATGGTAACTCATGGCTAGACCTCCTAGAAGACCTGTAGTACGTCCTAATCCTCTTGCGTTTCAACAACGTACGATTTCTGCTACATCCGCTGCCCAAGCAAAAGAGAATGAGGAGAAAGCAGCAGAGCTGGAAGGTAAAGTAACTACTCTTGAGACTGATCCATTCTTTGTTACTGTTGACGGTGGAGGAGCGGTAGTGGAAGCAGATATAGATACTTTTGACGGAGGATCACCTGATGCCTAGTTTTACTAAACGTATACAACTACGTCGAGGAACTTCTAGCGAGTGGACGACAGAGAATCCTGTACTACTTGAAGGAGAAATTGGAATCGAATTAGACTCTGCCAGGAATCGTATAAAGATCGGAGACGGTACGACAGCTTGGAACTCTTTGCCGTACTTCTTGGACGCTCGTGAAGAAGAGGTTGGAGATTACAATGATTTCTTGACTGCTTTAACTACTCCGTAATTACAGTAATAACACTGAGACATGAGTAGTTTACTTACACAGTTAGGCCAGAAGGTTAAAGCGAAGCTTGATAACAAGTTTGATAAGTCTGGAGGCTTAATAAGCGGTTCGGTAAATATCTCACAATCCCTGCAAATTGGATCATATCTTGCATCAAGTTTACCAGAAGTCGGTACATCAGGACGTTTAATATATGTCAGTGATGGGGACGGTAGTGGTGGTCCTTGTATAGCTGTGGACGATGGAACGGACTGGAAGATCGTAGAGCTTGGCGGTGCGGTACCTACTGCTACTCATATACTTGCGGAAGATGGAGACAGCTTGACTACTGAGGTTGGAGACATTCTTATCACTGAAGCTGTTTGACAGGTATTAGCTGTTCTTATAACCTTTATTTCATATTTGAACCCGTAGCTATTAGTGTTACGATTTTCGGTTAACCTCAAAAGAAAGTATATATATTATGTCTAGTTTGCTTACCCAGTTGGGTCAAAAAACAAAAGTAGAGCTTGATAAGAAGCTCGCCCTTGCTGGCGGAACCATGACTGGGGCTTTGACCCTTAGCGGTGCTCCTACAGCCAACCTTCACGCCGCTACCAAGCAATATGTTGACGGAGAAATCTCAACTGTTAGCTCCAGCGTTTCCACTAACGCCAGCAACATCTCCACCAACACAAGTAATATCTCGACTAACACAAGCAACATCAGCGGTCTTCAAACTGAACTTGACGCTACTCAAGCTGGTGCAGGTCTTGGTGCTGACGGTTCTTACACAGCTAATGGTTCTGCCAACTACATCAGTTCGGTAACAACTCTTCAAGCCGCTGATAACGCCCTTGACGCTCAGATCAAAACAAATGCTGATGCGATTGCTTCTAACGACTCTGACATTTCTACCTTACAATCTAACGTAAGCAGTAATGACTCGGACATCGCTACTCTTCAATCGAACGTTTCTTCGAATGATAGTGACATCAGCACCTTGCAAAGCAATGTTTCCAGTAACGATACTGACATCTCTGCTCTGCAAACTAAAGCTGGCTCCCTTGCTACTGACGGTAACTCTGCTTCATTCAGTGGTGACATCTCAGCTGCTAACGCTGTATTCTCCGGTAACTTAACAGTACAAGGAACAACTACTTCCGTACAGACCACCAACATCGATGTTTCTGACTCGTTGATGAATCTGTCGAAAGGTGCCGGTTCCGGTGCTAACGCTTCTAATGACGGTGGTTTTATCGTTGAGCGTGGTTCTTCCGAATCCAATGTTGCATTCATCTGGGACGAAGGAGACGACAAGTTCAAGGTTCTTTCAACCTCCGCAACTGCTGCTTCTTCCGACATCTCCGGAACTGACGGCAGTGCTGCTCTTGCTGATCTTGACGCTAATCTCTACCACAACGGTACAGAGTTAGGAACAGTCGCTGAGTTCGAATCTGCTCTTACCTGATAAGAGTTTCATAGCTCATCATCCATTAAGGGGCGGTTCTTAGGAGCCGCCTCTTTTTGTTTACAAAGATAACAACCAATAGTACTATAACAATATGCTCAGTCATAAAGAGGGAAGTAAACTGCACGATAAGATTGCAGACGCATACAGGAATAGTATAGATGTTATGGATGAGACCGGGGAGTACAACGCTGCCCTACTCAATGGAGCCAGACAATTCCTGAAGGATAACAACGTTATTATGGACAGCGGCTTAGGTACACCCTTACAAGCGTTAAACAGTCAAATACAAGCGTTACCATTTGAAGAAGAAGAACATCGAGATACCGCCCAAGCTACGGGACTTTAGAAACTTTCTATACTTAGTTTGGAAACACCTTAATCTGCCAGACCCTACACCGCTCCAATACGATATAGCGGAGTATATGCAACACGGTCCGAAGAGATCGTTAATCATGGCGTTCCGTGGAGTGGGTAAGTCCTGGGTTTGTAGTGCGTATGTAGTACATCAACTGCTACTGGACCCATCTAAGAACATACTTGTTGTATCTGCCAGTAAGAATAGATCAGATGACTTCTCGACGTTTACCCTGCGGATCATCCAAGAGATTCCATTACTACAGGGATTAAAGCCGTCAGAGAACCAACGCTTCAGTAAGATTGCATTTGATGTAGGCCCCGCTCCGGCAGCTCACGCTCCTTCCGTTAAGTCCCTAGGTATAACATCCCAGCTTACAGGTAGTCGGGCAGATATAATCGTAGCAGACGACGTAGAAGTTCCTAACAACTCAGCTACACAAGGTATGCGGGACAAACTAGATGAACAAGTAAAAGAGTTTGAAGCTATTCTTAAACCCTTAGATACCTCTCGTATTCTCTTCTTAGGTACTCCACAGTGTGAAGACTCTATATATAACAAACTTCGAGAGAGAGGCTACAACGCTCGTATATGGCCTTCAGAGTATCCAGATGCTAAAGAAGCTGCTTACAACTATGCAGGTGATCTAGCACCCCTCATAGCGGATGAGATAGATGAAGACACTGTAGGTACTTCAACAGAACCTCTAAGGTTTACTGACCTTGACCTAGAGGAACGTAAGATGAGTTATGGACGTACAGGGTACGCTCTACAGTTCATGCTCAATCCTAAGCTGTCTGATGCTGATAGATATCCTTTAAAAATAAACGATTTAATTATCATGGATGTCGATGTTGACCTAGCTCCTGAAAAAGTAGTGTGGTCAAGTGATAACGATAACACAGATAAAGAGTTACCCAACGTAGGACTAAGTGGTGATCGTTTTAGACGACCCTCAAATACAGTAGGTGAAATGATACCTTATAACGGTTCTGTACTATCTATTGACCCTAGCGGTCGTGGTAAGGATGAAACAGGATATGCTGTAGTAAAGATGTTGAACGGTCAACTGTACGTTCCTGATGCCGGAGGTATAAGAGGTGGATACGACGTTAAAACATTAAATCAACTGGTAGCTATCGCTAAGGATAACAAAGTTAATAAGGTAGTCATAGAGTCAAACTTTGGAGACGGTATGTTCATGGAACTTATTAAACCGTTATTTCGTACCACTTACCCGGTAACCATAGAAGAAGTTAGACATAACAAACAAAAGGAACTTCGTATAGTAGATACCTTAGAACCAGTACTTAATAGTCATCGTTTAATCATAGACCCTAAAGTTATAACGTACGATTACAAGTCCGCTCTTAGCTACCCCATAGAACAACAAACTAGATATATGTTATTTTATCAGCTATCTAGGATAACAAGAGATAGAGGATCACTAGTACATGACGACCGTCTTGATGCTCTATCAATAGCTGTTGGTTATTGGACTCAGCAAATGGCTAGTGACGTTAACCAATCTATGATTGATAGACAACAAGAACTGTTACAACAAGA